TGGCAGCTCATCGGGTCGGACAACATCGACTCCATCGTTGGTACGAACCCTGTCGGAATCGTCTTTTCGGAATATCCCTTGCAGCGCCCGGAGGTCTGGGATTTCATGCGTCCGATCCTTGCTGAAAACGGTGGTTGGGCGGTCTTCAATGGTACGCCTCGCGGTCAGAACCATGCGTACGACCTTGAGCAGATCGCCAAGGGCGACCCGGACAACTGGTACGTCGATGTGCGGAGCGCCTACGACACGAACGCCATACCGCGTGACGTGCTTGACGCTGAACGTGCGGAAATCATCGCCAAGAACGGTGACGACGCGCTCTTCCGGCAGGAGTATCTGGTCGAGTATCTGTCGGCCATACAGGGCGCGTACTTCGCGCGACAGATGGAGGACATACCGACCATGGCGGTTCCGCATGACCCGCAGATTCCAGTGCATGACGTTTGGGATCTTGGCGTGAGCGACAGCACGGCCATCACCATGTGGCAGGCGGTCGGCCCACAGCGGCGGCTCATCGAAAGCGTGGAGTACACGGGGAAGGGGCTACCGGAGATCATCGCGGACCTCAAGCGCCGCCCGTACGTCTGGGGAAAGCACTTTGCGCCGCATGACATCAGGGTGCGCGAACTCGGCACGGGGCAATCACGGCTCGAAGTGGCGAAGGGGCTGGGCTGGCAGTTCGAGGTGGTCCCGTCTGTGCCGCTCCAAGACGGCATCGACAACCTTCGCGGGAAGCTCTCGCGCGTCGTGTATGACAAGGACAAGGCGAGGGATTGGGCGAAGGCGATGCGTCACTACCAGCGCAAGTACGACGAACGACTCCACGCCTTCACGGACAAGCCGCTCCACGACTGGACCAGCCATTATGCGGACAGCAGCCGGTATGCGGCTCTCGTGTTCGATGAAATGACAAACGAGAAGGAAATGGAGTACAATAAAGCAAAGATACTCGCTCGGAACTTCGCCGAAGAAGGCGGCTATCCCACGATCTCATGATCTCCCTCGCCACGCTCAGGCAACAACTCACGCAGGGACTCCTTGCGCGAAAGCAGCGGCAAGCGCACTGGTCGAAGAACGATGACGCCTATCAGGGCGTCGTTCCGGTGTACTCGAAGTTGCCGTACAACTTCCACCTTGCCATCCTTTCGGGGTTCGAGGACACGCTTATCGCCAAGATCGACGACGCCCCCATCATCCGTTTCGGCTCGGGGCAGCCTGGGGAAACGCGCCTCGGGCGTCAGCTCGAAGCGCTGTGGCGTCAGCAGAGCGAGAAGCCTGACTACGACTATGCCATGAGCGACCTTCAGGCCAAGCGGCACGCGGCCCGCTATGGCCGGGCCTTCCTCAAGGTCGTCGGTACCAAGAAGCCTTTTTGCATCGATGTCATCGCGGTCGATCCCTACGACATGATCGTGGACCCGAACGGGGGAGGCGACCTCGAAGACCACCGTTTCGTCATCCAGGACGGCATCTTCCGCACGAATAAGCAGCTCATCGAGGGCGCGAAGACCGGCCTCTACGACAAGGCGGCGGTCCTCAAGATTCTCGCTGGCCCCACTTCTGACGCTGAGGCGTACAAGACCGAGAGCCAGAGCGTCGGACGCTGGACCGCGCTTTCGCAGAGCGGCTACGGGTTCGAGAGCGGTGGCGAGATGCTGTACCGTATCTGCGAGCATGTAGCCTATGACGATGAGGGTGTGCGGCACATGGTCCGCTGGTCGCCGGAATCGAACATTGTCCTGAAGGACGGCACGCTCGAAGACCTCTACGGCGTGGACCTGCTCCCTTGGGTGTCGTGGGCGGTCTACCCTGATAACAAGGTGTTCTGGTCGAAGGCCCCCGACGATGATATCCGGCAGGCTGCCGAGGCGCTGCGCGTTACGGTCATGGAGATGATGACGAACGTGCAGAAGCGCAACTGGGGGACCAAGGTTTTCGACCCTGCCCGCATCAGCGCGGACCAGCTTGCCATGAGCGCCCCGAATGGCCTCGTCGTCGCCCAGAGCGGCGCGGCGTCTATGCCGGGCGGCCTCGACGCGGCGTTCAAGATCATCGAGGTTCCCGACGTGAACCAGGCCATGAACGTCGTGAACTTCCTCGATGGGTTCATGGGGCAAAAGACCGGCGTAACGCCGGATACGCAGGGCACGAGCGGCGAGGACATCCTGGGCATCTACCAGGGGAACCTCGCGCAAGTGGCCGACCGCATGGGCCTCACCAGCCGCTACTACCGGAACGCTTGGCGCAGGATCGGTACGAGGTTCATCTGGCAGGTGAAGCGCAACCTGACGGGCAAGATGGCGGTCCACCTGACCGGCGCGAAGGGGAGCGAGATGGTATTCCTCCTCGCAAGGAACATCGACCCGACCATTGGCGTCACGGTGAGCGGTGGGAGCGCGGAGGCTGCGGTCAGCGAGGCGAAGCGCAAGGAGCGCGGAGCCGCCCTCGACGCCCTTCTTGCGAACCCGACCATGAGCGAGGTCGTGAACAGCACCCAGGCCATCATCGAACGACTCAAGGCCGCTGGCTGGGAGGAGGACGAGGTTCGTATCCTCACGACGAAGGACGCGGGGACCGAGTACCGCGACCAGCAACTCAGGGCGCAGGAGTCTGTGGAGAAACTGCTGGAAGGCGACAAGCCTCCGCTGTATCATGGAGCCACGACCACCTTTATCCGCACGATCCTCGACAGCGCCAAGAACTTCACCGACGGGAATGGGCCGGAGCATGAACGGCTCATCGCCTACGCCAAGGCGCACATCCCCATCGTGGCACGGAACGCCGCGAACGACGCGGTGGAGAAGGCGGCACTCGACGGCATCAACCCGCTCCCTAGCGCGAAGATGGAGCAGACGGAGGCTAACAATCTAACCGAGGAAGGATATGACCAAGGAATTCAAGGAGTTTCAGGAGAGGCTGAAGGGCTACCGGGAGCGCTCGGAGTTGTACGCTGATGGGGACGAACTGCGGAAATCCCTCGACGCGGTTGAAAAGGCTTGGGTGAGCGCGGCGAAGGCTGTGTCCCTCACCGAGTCCGAGCAGGTCAGGGCGGCCCTCGAAGCGACACAGCGCAGCAGCGATGTCCTCGCCTACAACATCCTGTTCGCGGATACCTCGAAGGTGAGTCCTGACACGATCCTCGCCTCTGTCGTGAAGTTCCAAGCGCTTGAACAGATCCGCTCGGCCTTCTCCCCGACCGCTGCTGCTGCCCTTGAGGAAGCCGTCGCCGCGAGCGTCAAACTCCCCGGTGAGGAAACTGCCAAGACGGAATAGCTATGGATTCGCTTGCGTGTCCGAAGTGTGCTAAAATTTGTACAGGTAAGGTCGGACTTGCCGCGCATGTTCGGCACTGCAAAGCAGGAAGCCCCTTCGAAGATAAAGAAGTACCAGTGGCCGAAGTGGTTGCTCCTGCTGTGGCCCCTCAGAAAACGACTGCGGTGAGCGTCATCGCGCAGCGTGGCGGGTACAGCGTCATCGGGCGGTTCCAAACCGAGGCCGACGCGCTTCTCAACCTTCAAGGTCTACAACGATTCCGTCGCTGAGGCTCTGCCCCTTTACGGGGGCAGTCCTGAGTCCACGGACTCCGGGGACCCCGATCCCCTTGCGCGACTCTCCACGCTAAACGGAGAGCGACTAGCACCCGACACACTGCTTATGCCTACTCCGGCAGCTGCGGCAGAGGCCCGCGCCATCGCTGGCGAAGTTCTCAACGAGGAAGCGCAGGAAACCTCGAAGGTGGAAGAACCCGCCAAGGCGGAGACACCCGCCAAAGAACCTGAAGTGAAGCCTGAACCGAAGCCTGAACCCGATGAGGCGAAGGAAGAGGTGAAGGCTGAGCGCCCTGAACGGAAGTCGCAGTATGTCCCCGTTTCCAAGGCCAACGCATGGCGTCACGAGGCAGCCGAGGCCAAGGCCAAGGCAGCCGAACTCGAACGGCAAGTAGCGGAACTCCGCGAAGCCCAAGAGAAGGCGAAAGCCTCTGACATCGACGCCGTTGCCAAGGAAATCGCCGGTGAGGACGCCTCCCCCGAAGTGGTGAAGCGCATCCTCGAAGCCGCCAAGAAAGCGGCCACGCCGGAACCGAACGAGGACATCAAGGCCGTACTATCGCTCAAAAAGCAGATAGAGGAGCAGGCCGAAGAAGCTGCCTTCCAAAAGGATCTCTCCACTGTTCTCGCAAAACATCCTGAACTCAGAGGACACGAAGAATCCTTGCGTGAGATCGCATACGCGGAGGGGAACGAGCGCATCCCGCTCGACCTTCTCGCCTATCGGCTCAAGGAAGAACTGAACCTGACCGCATCGCCACCAAGCGCGGAGGGGAAGTCTTCCCAAGCCAAATCCGCTCCTGGCCCCGATTTTGCGAACATGACCGACGAGCAGCTTGAACAGCTCTCTGATGCGGACATGGACAAGTTCATCGAGTGGACCAGGGAGGGATTCCGCAAGCGTACCGGTGTCCGATTGAGATAGTTTTTGCGGGGTGGTGGAAGAATTACGTTTTATTCTTCCGTCCTGATGGCCTAACAGCCTGAAGGCACACCCAATATAGCCAACACTTTGACGGCCTATAGCCCCTCCCGATGGAGCAAGGTCATCTCCCGAATCCTTCAGAAGAAGACCGTTTTCCGCTCTGTCGCCTCGTTCGCTGAGGCTTCCGGCCTTAAGTCCGGTGTAGACGTTGATCGCCCCTACCGCACTGCTCTCGTCGCTGAGAACTACACGAAGCTCACGGCCCTCACCGCGCAGGACCTCGCTTCGACCTCTCAGAAGCTGACCATCAACAAGCAGAAGGCGATCTACTTCGCCATCGACACCATCGACCAGATGCAGAACGAGCTGGATACGCTCGCCATGTACTCTGACGACGCCGCGACCAAGCTCGCCATCGCCCAGGACGCTGAGTTCCTGTACGAGACGATCAACGCTGCCGACACGGTGGACGCTGGCGATCTCGGTGGCTCTAACGGCACCCCGCTCACGCTCACGACCTCGAACGTCGATAGCGTGTTCTCCGTCGCCAACCGCAAGCTCGATGTGGCCAACGTGGACCGCATGGACCGCTTCGCCGTCATCTCCCCGCAGTTCGTCCAGGTCCTCTGGGAGCGCGTCGCGGGCAAGGAGTCCGTCTTCGGTGACAAGACCGCTGAATTCGCCTCCATGGGCAGCTACGCTGGCTTCTCGCTGTATGTCTCGAATAACCTGACCGCTTCCGCCCGCTGGACCCCGGCCAACCAGCCTTCCGACGCCGACACCATCACGATCCAGGGGGTCACGCTCACCTTCGAAACCGGCTCGCTCGACGCGGCTGGCAAGGTGAAGTCCGAGACTTCCACGGCGGTCACGCTCGACAACCTCGTCGCGTTCATCAACGCGGGCGGCGGCGACAGCGTGCCGACGCAGGGTTACGCCGTCAGCGCGGCCAACCAGCGCGAGATGCAGAAGTGGGTCGCCGTCGATGGCACCACCTACGTCGATGTCTATGTGAAGGGCGCGTCCTACCTGACCGTTTCCGGCAGCGATGTCGCTGACACCTGGACTCTTGCCAAGCAGCACAACATGTTCGGCAAGAAGGGTTGCGTGGACATGGTGATTCAGAAGGATGTGACGGTTGAAACCGACAAGCTCATCAGCGCCGGTAAGTTTGGCCTGGGCGTCGGCCTCCTCACGGTCTTCGGCACCAAGACCTTCAACACGGGTGCGAGCGAGATGCTGGACGTTCAGATCTCCACGTCGTCCTTCTAGGACCATAGGAACTGAAGAAGGGGTAGGGGGCGCTTAGCCCCCTCCCTCCCTAACCAATCTCCTATGTCCCAAATCAAGAACCAGGACATCGTGCTGACGGGCGATCTCTACGTCCTCGGCGCTGACAAGTCCACCTCCCCCACCAAGGTCATCGACGCGGACGGTACGGTGTACACCACCGTTGCCGCCACGAATCTGACGGCCTCGGGGAACACCACGCTCGGTGACGCCGTGACGGACACGACCGCCATCAACGGTGCGACGACCATCACCTCGACCTCGGCCTCCGCACTGACGGTCGGCGCGAACGGCGCGACGAACCCCGTACTCAAGGTGAGCGCAAGCACGGCTTCCGTCGCCACCGGCCTCTCCCTCACGGGAGCCGCTGCCGCAGGCGGTATGGCCGTTGCCGTCGTTTCCTCCGGCACGAACGAGAACCTGACGGTCGATGCTAAGGG